CCCCCACGCACTCTCCGCCGGCCCCATCATAGGGACCAGCGTTGAGCGGGTGAACCAAAATCGATTCACAGATTATAGGAGTGGGACAATTCCCCCCTCCTGCTTACACTTGGGTTGTTTCCGCAGTTTCTTGCGCCCCGCCGGTAGGGGTTCTAACTAGCGTGACCCCCGACGGGGTGTTAGGTCACGTTGCGTAGCGTTCGGAATTTTACCGAATACTTCTCTGCTCCTCTGGGTTGGGCCCAGGCTAGCATAATGCGAATACACCACTCGTGAGTGTTGTATCCAGACAATTAAGTCCAATTTCTGAAGCGGGGCATGGCAGCCCGCCCCCCAATTTCTTGTAATATACCACGCACCTAGGATTTGGGGATTCCTAGGGGTGTCTAGCCATACGAATTGCACGTATCACTTGCTTTAAAATTTATATCCCCGGCTTGCAGTCCGGTATGGGCCCCATTTCATTTCTCGAAACGGGGTCAAAGAGGCCTAAAAATAGGACTTAAAGGGGCCGACTCACACGAGTTCCCCATCGGAACCCGGCTCAGCAATGGCAGGTGCCCACCCAAACGTGAACGTGTTGCCGCAGCCAATATGGATGGACGTCGTTGAAAACGACAGCGCACCACTACTAGCGAAAGCGGCGCCACAATGAAAGAGCGTAGGTCCGTAGATCTTCACCATCTTGCGTGCCAGCCCGCGGCTGCCGGGGACACCGTTCAAATGCCAGTAACCTTGGTCACCAGTATTGACGATTGCGCCCGTCGCCGTGAGGTCGGCAGGGCCCAGGAAGTTGTACCACTCTGGGTTGGGTACAGCAATGTCCTCAACGCTGGTGGTGATCGGGTTCGGACAGTAGTTGTGTCCCATGCTCCCTCCAACGTTCTGGAACTGGAAGAGCTGCATGACATACGTGCCGGGGCGGCGTATCAAAATGCTGTTCGAGTCCCACATACTCATGATCCCCGGGGTGTCGACGATCGGTGCCGTACCGAAGACCGCAGCCAAGCTGAGGCCCTCCGACGCAAAGATCTGCGTAGAGTACAGCTCGGGGTCCTTGGGTGCGCGCGGGTTGCGCGCCTCCACAGAGTAGTCCACCCATAGGCGGCCAACAATGTCAGTAGGAACGCCAACCCCCTCCGAAAGGACGAAGAACTTCCCGTACGAGTACAGGTTTTCCTCAATCGCGTTCGGTTGAAGGATTGCGTCGTAATCGACAACCTTGCGCCACGACGCGTCCCCGCGGCCCATCTGGGACGTGAGGTCGAGTGTGTGCACGGTCCACGGCACGCCCGTGACGTACGGCTTCGTCTGTGCGAAATCGTCCACCGTAGTGGGAGCGACTGCATTAGCATCCGGATTGTAGGCCATGAAGATGTCTCCTTCAGTTCCGGCGCCAACGCGGGGAACGTAGCGCACGATGAGTTTCGTGAACCGGTACTCCGAGTACGGCGCCAACTGGAGCCGAAGCCTCTTAAGGAATCCACTGCTCCCGTTCATCCGGTATTGACCGAGGACGTCCCGTGGGAGATCCGTCAACACCTCGCTGTTCGTAAAGTGCGCCATTGCACTCTTCTTCGTCCCAACGGACAACTCGAAGCCAAGGGCAACCGGCGCGACTGTTTCACGCGCACGGTAAGTGCCCTGCTCCTCCTTCCCCTTGCGGTCCCTGCCCTTGGGCTTGGACCTCAGAGCCGCAGGCGCACGCGCCTCAGCACCACCCTTTCGGGCGGCCTTGGCGCGAGCCTTTTGGTTCTTTGTCTTGGTCATTTTGGTGGATTGGTGCGGGTCCACCGTTTAAAGGTAGTGCGCCAGGATCGCAGTAATGCGCTTGAGCTTTTCCGACACGTGGTTGTGCCGCATCTCATATCCCGTGCCCGCCATGTTCTCGGCGGTAACTTCCTTCGACAGCATACCGTACACAGACTTCACCCACGTGAGCAGGGAGGCCTTCCAGACCCCACCGTCACACCAATAGAAGTGCGAGCAGAACTCGAAGTCCCACTCACCACAGATGTCGAGGCCCCGCACGTTAACCCGCATGTTCTTGAACATTTGGATTACGTCGGCAACACCGTGCTGCATAAGGAACCAGATGACAGCGTCATCTCCAAGGTTCATCTCCACAGTCGTGCCAAGCAGCTTAGCCAAGACCCGAAGGCCGAAGCAATTGCCGATGGTAGTCATGTAATCCCCACTGGGCATCTGTCCAAGAAGCAACTTGCGATAGAGGCGACCGTCAGGCATGACAAAGACGACGTTAGTCATCAATATCGCATACCTTTCCATAGCCCTACGCCAGCGCGTCTTCCTACCGATGAATCGGTTGTCCAGAATACGCACAGTGGAGTGAGCGAGTTGGCAGGCGTACCCACCATCCCACTTCGAGACGTCCAGCTTGAAGCCCGGACCGTACCGCTCAGTGTTCGAGCGATACTTGTTCCCAACCTTTTGGTTCTGTTCGTCACTGGTACCAAGACCCATAACGGACGGAAGGTTCGGAAACGATCCGGTCAGCTGTTCACTGTACCCATCCATGAGTACCTTGCAAACGACTTGATCAACAATCCCTCGTGCACAGATAATGCGGTATCGCTCTTCCTTGAGCTTACGCATTTCGTGAGGTTCACCCTTCATAAAAGGCGTGCACGGATCAACAATACAGTTCTTGAGCGCCGTCATAGCGTCTCCATAATACAAACAAAAATCCTCATCGTCACCGTCAAGCAGTTGCTTCAGCCTATATACAGCCGCGTCGACCACATTCGTGCTAAAGAACTTTAATAACAACTTATTCGGGCTCCCCTCTTTCACAAGTGGGAAACCGGGTACCGACTCAGGATTGACCGACTGTAGTGCACGCCGGCACAACGCGGCCAAATCTGCGTCATTACCCTCATCCTGCAACCCCCTACTTAGCTTATGTACAGGGAGATCCTTCGCGACCTCCTCTTCTGCTTTTAGCGTTTCAGGGCTTACTTCGAGGCACCACTCGCGATACTCTCTTCCTCTTTCTCGGAGGCTTTCGAGGGCTGCTTTTGCTTCTTTGAGCTCTTGCCTTGCGGATTCTGCTTCCGCTTCAGCGCAGACCGTGCACACGTCAGCATGTCGCGAACCTTGGCCGTAGCCCCCGCTGTCAGGTCGTCCGCAAGCTGTGACTCGTAAGTCTCGATCCTGCTCTGGAGCGCCTCGGCGCTCAGCTCGTCGGCGAGAGTCCTGTTGAGACTCTTGATCTCTGAGGCGTCCTTCGACCCCTTCGACTTCGCTCCACCCTTCTGGTTGCTCTCCTGTTCCCGGGAGCTTACAGCGGGTTCCGCCGACTTGGACGGCGAGTGCTTTTCTGAGGGGCCCGAGCCCTGTGGGCGGGTTGCCCCAGAGGCCGAGCTCAGGGACAGCAGCAACTTCTTCAGCTCGGATACCTCTGCCGTCAGCATCGCGGCCACATCCTGTGACATTGGCGCTGCCGATTTCGATGGCTCCTTCGACCTCACCTCCTCCTCGTTGGAGGGTCCTCCGGTAGCCGGCGCACTGGACGTGCCTGGCGGCTGCGACGGTGTACCGGTCTTCACCGCCGCTGAGGCAAAAGCCGGACCAGCGTCCGACTCCCTAACGGTAGTGGTGACAGTAACGTCGAGACCAAGCGAGGCCATCTGGCGAATGAAGTTTTCCTCGATGTGCTTAGCCTTAGCCATCAGTACATCCTGCTTCTTTTGCGCCTTGAGTTTGTCGATGTTCGCAATCTTGACAGTCAGCTGGTCGTCCAGTTCCCTGACTTGCCTTTGGTACGTCTCGGTATCCTCCGTGGTGACCACGCCGGTCTCCACTTTCATGACGAAAGCGCTGCGCAGCGCAGCAATGGCCACAGAGTGGTCCTTCTTCAGGGCCCCCTCGTCCATCGCTCGGGCTTCGATAGCCTTCTGCGCACGCTCAATGACATCATCCTCCAGCCCCTCAGTGCTGAAGACGACATACTGGTGACCGTCGATGAGAGGCGGAGACCTCTCGCGTCGCTGCAAAGCGACAAGTGCCGCTGCAGCACGCTGCTCATCGGTGGCGTTAGCGCCGAGACTCTCAACGCGCGCCGGCGGAGGCGGAGCAACCGTGTCCTGAGTCGAGAAGGATGGCACAGGGGCCACTGGCCCAGGGGCCACTGGCCCAGGGGCCACCGGCCCAGGGGCCAACCTGAAAGTCAGATCCATCCCGTCCGGTCCACGGGGCACAGGGGCCCCCCGGCCGCTCTCAAGCTGACGCTGGGTGGTGCCCTGCTCCTCCTTCCCCTTGAGACTTGGGAGGCCTTGGTTCACACGGAACTTCCCGAAGCCCATGTATGCATCCATACGGTCCTCAAACCGCTGGTCAAAGCCTTCGTTCTCCTCAAAGTCCGAGTCATCACACTCTTGCGGGTCGCGAGTCGAGTAGTACTTCCCTCCGGACATCCAAATGTATGCCTTCTCGTCCTCGTCGTCGTTCCGCATCCGGATCCAATCCTCGATGCGGCGATCCTCCTCATCAACTTCCGCAAGGTACTGATGCATACGGAGCTTTTCCATCCAATGGCGGCTCTCGTAGTTGTAGTTCTTGCTGAAGCCGACAATACGTTCGGTGTCCTCGTCAGCGAGCCAAGAGGCCCTCCACAAAAGTGAGAGGTCGACTCCGACGTTGACAATCGTGGTGACACCCTGCGAAACGGTCTTCTCCGATGCGAGATGGATGCCGACAATGACTTCACGCTGTCCTTGCGTCTGGGTGTGGGGAAACCCGCACCATCCAGGCTGAGACGAGGCCGTGATCTTGTACTGTCCAGGGTGATGCTCGAGGCGACCAATGATCTCGCCATACGACTTCTTAACCTTCTGCCTTGAGTTCTCGGTCGTGAAACCGTGGGCTGTAGCTTGCCCCTCAGAGGCCGGGCCAAGGAAGCTACCTTTATTGCTGATACCACTAACTGACCATTGTGCTGCCGTAATCTTCAGTAGCGCAACGTCCAAGCCCTTCCATTTCTGGACGCGCTTCTTGTTGGTGGTCTCAATAGGTACGCTCTTGCTCCACTCCCGGCCAATAGAATAAAGGCCGTCGGTAAACAAGTGTAGCGCCGTGACGCCGAGATTGCCATAACGGAAACCGCCGCCGATAGGCGTGCCGATCTCGTTGAAACAGAAGAACAAAAATGGCTTCAGTAGGCAATCAAGGATGAGGGAGTTGGGGACGATCCCTTCAAGGATTCGTTGGATGAAATCCACCCCCTCCGAGACGCGCGTCGAACTTGCGCTCCCGGGTATGTCGAAGAACATCTTCTGCCCTCCGACGACTGCACTGCGAACCGTTGCGTAACTACCGTCCTTCTTCACAATTTCCTCCGTGGTCTTGATGAACTTCGTAGGCAATTCCGGAGCAGCGGGCTTCAAAGCCGCTTGCCACTTCAAAAGTGCACGAGCCTCCATGTAACTCTTCCAGCGGTCACTTACCGTAAACGGGTTGACGTGTGTCCAGAAGTAGCGTATGATGCCAATGGTTGTTGTTGTGATGTAGACGAGGCTCGTCACAAGAGCGATCGTAATCGTCTCGAGGACAAGCTTAGTAATGTGCCAAATCCAACCGATGATTGCAAGAACCACCAGTGATTTGACGACGCTGAGGGGGCCAGGGCAAAACGCCATGCCCCACCACGTGCACGATTCAAGTGCCAGCAGCAGGTGGATCTGGTCGTGCGACACGAGGCCAAATCCGGCCAATGGGTTGGCCACAGCGTATTCGTACGCGAACGCACAAATCACTGCCTGCAAGAGCACCCAGGTCCAGTAGGCCAACTTCGAGATATTATCCCAAATCGACCAGGGCTTACCCGGGCGCTCCTTCCACGTCTTTCGTTGCTTAAAACCCTTCTCTCCATTGCTGTTGCTGATAGCGGTGGTGTCCATTGTGGGCTTTGGTCTTGACGTGGCGACTACTTCAAAGAAGTAGAAGAGAAAAC